GCTGGTCAATATTTAATGAGTAATGGTGATGCTGCGACACCAAGTTGGTCAACAGTTACATCGACGGCTCTTAAAATAACAACTGGTGCTGGTGCGGGTAAAATATTATATTCAGACGCATCTGGTAATGCAAGTTGGGGTGATCCAATATGGTATGTTGATGGAAATGATAATGTTGCTCAAACAAGTCCGCATCTATCCACAACTATTAATGGTCTTAAGTTTGACATCAGCGGTTTAAGCGTAAATGGTTTTGTAAATATTGATATATTTGGAAATTTAAGAAGTGCAAATGGAACTAGTACGACTTTCAGTTTCCGTGATTATTCTAACACATTGAGATATATATATTTTGCAAATGGAATATGCACTGGTCACTCATAAAAAATAAATAATATAATGGATAAAAAATTAAAAAATAAAATTATATTAATTATCATAATAGTTGCTTTTGTTATCATTATGATAAGTAATTTTATATAAAAATAATATAATATATGACAAATAATGAATTATTAAATATAAATTATCAATTAAACATAAATATTGATATATTAAATAGTATTAAATGTACAAAACTGCAATTTTATTTATCTAAAAATATTGAAATTATTAGAAAAGAGGTGACTTTTATCATAACAAATTTGGATAAATATAAATCTGAATATTTATTACAGCCTGATATTGATATAACTAGCGAAAAATTTAAAATAGAAGAAAATATTTTTAGAAATAATGAAAATGTTATAGAAATAATGAACTATGATATTGATATAACATTTTATATGTTAAATTTAGAAGAATTACCAATAGATTTAGACGCTAAACAATTAGATCTAATAAAATTTATGATAAAATAATATGAACATAATATACCATACGATTGAACTTATAAATTCTGAACCATTATTGGGTGTTTCCGAAGAAATAGAAATATTTAAAGGTAAAAATAAGATTAAAAATTTAAAAGAACATAAAATCAATTTTATCAGAAAAATGTTTTTAATAAAAAATAAAATATATAATGGCAGACGATAAAAAGTTTAAAATGTCAGTCAATACCGAAAATGTTAAAAAAGCTTTTGCTGAATTAAAAAGTGGTATTGGTAAAATTGGTGATGATATTAAAAATAGTCTTGAAAAACCATTACAAACTGTTGGTAAAGTTGGTTCAGCAGCGTTAAAAGGAATAGGGAATGTTGGTTCAAAAGCGTTTAAAGGTATAGGTACTGCAATCAAAGGTGCTGGTATTGGATTATTAATTGGTACGTTAGCAAGTCTGTGGGAGGCTCTGAAGAAGAACCAAAAAATCATGGATCTTATAAGTAATGCTATCAATACAATGTCAATATTTATTAAACCGCTTATTGACGGTGTTGCCTCAATGGTTGAAAAATTCCAAGCAAACAATGATTTATTAGAAAAAATGAAAGGTATTATAGGTAATCTTATAACTGTTGCCTTAACACCTTTAAAAATAAGTTTTTATTCTATACAAGCTGGTATACAAGCTGCTATGCTTGCTTGGGAAAAATCTTTTTTGGGCGGTAAGGATCCTGAAAAAATTAAACAATTAACTGAAGATTTAAACGAAACTAAAGAAGCACTTAAAGAGGTGGCTGTTACTGCTGTTGACGCTGGAAAAGATTTCGCTGCAAACATAGGGACAGTTGTTAAAGGTGTTACAAATGTGGTAAAAGAAACTGTACAAGAGGTAAAAACTGCATATAAAAACATGGATGTTGATGCAACACTAGCACAAGCAAAAGCTGCAACACAAGCCAAAAAAGATTTAGAAAGATTATCAAGAGAACAAGAAAAAATTGTAAAAATAGCTGAAATTGCTGCTGAAAAACAACGAGGATTACGAGATGACGACACTAAAACTTTTGAAGAACGTATTAAAGCAAATGAAGAATTATCTAAAACTCTAGAACAACAAGCTAAAGACGAAATAGATAATATAAATAAACGTATTGAGGCTCAAAAACTTATAAATAGTATTGAAGGTGAAACGGAAGAAGGTAAAAATGCTATTTTAGATTTAAATAATGCGATTTTAGACGTTGAAAAGAGAATTACTGGTCAAGAAAGAGAACAACAATCAAATGCAAATGCTTTAAGAAAAGAACAAGAAGCATATACTGCTGAAATTAAAAAGCAAGAAGAAGAAGAAAAACAAAAGGCTTTAAATGAAGCAAAAAATATAGCAAAAAATAAAGTTGATATATCTAAATATGCCTTAGATCAAATAAAGAATGACGAGTTCGCTTTATATGAAGATAAAATAAAAATATTAAAAGATTATTATGATAAATCTATAGAATTAGCTGAATTAAATGGTGAAGATACGACATTATTACGTAAAGAACAATTACAAGCTGAAAATGATTTATATAATGAACACTTATCAAAAAAACAAAACCAAGCACTTGAAGGAATTGCATATATAAATAATCTTGACGAACAAGCCACACAATTTAGATCCAATTTATTGGCAAATCAATTAAAAAGTGGGAAAATTAATCAAGAAGAATATGATAAAAAGTTGAAAGAAATTGAAATTAAAGCTGCAAAAAGAAAAAAAGCTTATGCTATCGCTGAAACAATAGTGAACACTGCTGCTTCTATTATGGGTATATGGAAAGACGTACCAAAAGTTGATTATGGTATTAGTGCTGGTATTATATCTGGTGCGGTAGGTTTATTGGGTGCTGCTCAGATTGCAACTATTGCAAGTACACCTATCGATGGTGCTGGTGGCTCAATACCAAGTGGTTCTATACCAGAAGGTGGAGCAAATGCTGCTCAAGCACCTTCGACGAGTTTTACTTTTGATGAGGTAAAACCACAGCAAGCACCAGCACCTGTTGTAAAAACATATGTTGTGAGTTCTGACATAAGAACACAAGATCAACTAGATCGAAAAATAATAGGTAATGGAACAATTTAAAAATAAAAAATAATAATAATGGAAGAAATAAAAACATATGAAATGTTGATCGAAGACGAGTTAATAGATGGTGTATATACTGTTTCTATTGTTGATCAACCTGCTATTGAGCGAGATTTTATTTTATTAAATAAAAACGAAAAAGATAGAATAGAAATAAAATTAGAAAAAGTAAGTGATTCGACACGGCACGTTTTGACAGGACCTGCACTTGTGCCAGATATCGTAATACCTCGTAAAAATTATAATATAAAATTCTCAAAAGAAACCATTAGACAAATATCCGAAAATTTTATTATGCAAAATAATAAAGATCGTGTTAATATACAACATAGTGTAAATGTAAATAAAGCTTATTTAATCGAAACGTGGGTTGTTGAAGATATAAACAATGACAAGGCGTATAGTTTAGGTTATACAAAAGAACAAATACCAGTAGGTACATGGATGGTTTCGTTCAAAATAAAAGACGATATGTTATGGGACGAATATTTAAAAAGTGGTATTTTAAAAGGATTTAGTATTGAAGGTAATTTTACTCAGAAAGAAATAAAATTAAATTTTAGTGAAGAAGATAAAATGATTTATGATTTATATCTAGCTGTTAATTTTACAGCAGCAGATTTAAATACTAAATATATGTGGAAAATGTTTAATGAGGAAAATCCATGCCCGTCGTGTAAAGGTTTTAACGGTCAAACAAAAACACTTAAAGAGTGGCTGAACACAGCAGTACCAAGACACAGAAATGGTGAAATGTTGGGAACCACTGGTGTAAAAGCAAACTATCCGCACAGTCCATACGGTACGTTTTGCGAAGAAGGTTGCAAATGTGTATTAACAAAAGTCGTTGAACCTAAGCGTGGTGGAAGCATAATTATGCCTTTTTAAATTTTTAAACCAATCAAAAAAACATATTAAATGTTTTTATAAAAATAATAATAATAATATGAGTTTACAAAAAATTATTGAAAAAATTAAAACTTATTTAGTTGAAGAAATTCCTGTTGAGGTTCCTGTTGAAGAACCAGATATGAATAATATAAAAACTAAAGACGGTATTATTTTAAGTTTTAATGGGGAGTTGGCTGTTGGCGTAGAAATATTTGTTGTTGACGAAACTGGTAATATACCTGCTCCTGACAGTTGGACTATTTTAGAAAACGGTCAAACAATAAAAATTATCGATGGTAAGGTCGCTGAAATTATTGAAGCTGAACCTGTTGAAGAAGCACCAGAAGTTGTTGAAGAAATGGCTGAACCTGAAGCTGAACCTAAATTAGAAGAAAAGGTTGCAGAATTAGAAAATCAAATTCAAGAAATTTTTGGTATTTTACAAGAAATAGTTGGTGATATGAACAAAAATGAGCTTGAAAAAGAAATCAAAACTGAAATGGCTAAAGAAAAACCAGAAATTAAACTTGAAAAAAATACAAAAAAACAAAAAACTACTAATACAGTAGAAAACATATTATTTAATATGTATAAAAATAATTAAAATAAAATGAACGAAAATTTATCTACAACTGTTTCAGTTACAAGTACTTATGCTGGTGAATTCGCTGGAAAATATATCCAAGCCGCTCTTATGGCAGCTCCTACTTTAGCAAACGGTTTAATCACGATCAAACCTAATATTAAATATAAGGAGGTCGTTAAAACATTAGTTACAAGCGATTTAATCCAAGCACAAAATTGCGATTTTACTCCTACTGGGACTGTTACGTTGGCAGAACGTATCCTTGAACCAAAACAATTAAAAGTAGATTTAAAATTATGTAAAGCTAATTTTAGATCTGATTGGGAAGCAATATCAATGGGTTTCTCAGCTTGGGATACAATACCAAAGAACTTTGGTGATTTCTTAATTGCTAATATTTCAGAATCTGTTGCTGCTGCAACAGAACATGATATCTGGCAATATGGTTCGATAACTGGTTTTACAGTATTATTTAAAGCTGATTCAACTGTTGTTGACGTTACTAAAGTTACTGGCTTAACCGCTGCTACAATTCAAGCTGAGATCGCAAAAGTTGTTACTGCGATAGCTGCCTTAAATAATTCTTCAAAACATGTGATATACATGGCTAAAGATTTAGCAATGCAATATCTGATTTCTTTGGGTGGATTCGCTTCAAATGTTGGTGCGAACGGTTATAAAGGTGAAGGTCCTCAAGGTTTGGGTCAAATCTCACAACTTTCTTTTGCTGGTGTACCTATACATATTGTAGACGGAATGCCTTCGGGTGAAATGGTTGCTGCTGATCCTGCTAACTTGTGGTTCGGTACTGGGCTTATGAATGACTATAACACCGTTAAAGTTATTGATCAAGAAAATATTGACGGTAGTGATAACGTTAATTATGTTATGAAATATACTGCTGGTGTACAGTATGGTATTGGATCAGAGATTGTATATTATAACTAATAAATATACCATGAAGTAGGCTATATATATTATATAGCTTACTTCATAAAAAATAATAATAAATAAATGGCATGTATATTAACAAAAGGAAGAATAGAACCCTGCAAAGATAAAATAGGTGGTATATTTAAGGTATTTTTCGCTGATTATGGTACATTAACTGGTTTAACATATAGTTTAACGACTGATCAAGTTAGTGGCGAGACTGATGCAACACTATATCAATACGAATTAAAAGGTACTTCAATTTTAACACAAAGTATGGTTAGTTCACGGGAAAACGGGACAACTGTTGCGACCCAAACTTTAACACTATCGCTTAAAGGTTTATCCGCACAAGATAACTTCGAAATTAAAAATATGGCTTATGGGCGACCACATATTTTTGTGCAAGATAACAATGGATCAACGTGGTTGGTTGGAAAAGATTTTGGTACTGACGTTACAACCGCAGATTCGAACACAGGTGCAGCTATGGGTGACGCTTACGCATATACTATTACGCTTGTTGCAACGGAAAAAACGTTTGCAAATTTCGTTGAAGATAGTACTATAACTTTACCATTGGGTGCAATTACAGGAGCTACTATTACAGTAGGTTCATAATTAATTTTTAGATTTTTAATTCAAGGGATAATAGAAATATTATCCTTTTTTTATTTAAAAAAAATCAAATATTAAATAAAAAAGTTATTATAAAAAAAGAAAAAATGTTGCAAGTTACAACTGGAACAACAAATGATTTAATATATATATCACGGTTTAATAATATCGATAAATTTGAAATATATTCACATGAGAATAAGTTATTATTCGAAGAAGCAATATCATTAACCGCTTATACAGAGGGTAAAATATATCATTCTGGTATAACTTTCGATTTTAAACCCAACACATTATACACATATATTAGTTATTATTATTCAAACGAAACAAATAAATATTATGTTGCAAATAGGAGTTTATTAAGAACATGGTATGGTGACGAAAGATTAGAAACATATAATGAAATAGTAAAACCAAAAAATAAATTTAAAACAAAAAAATAATTATGAATGAAACGAGAGTAATAAATTTATCAAAAGAAGCCACTATATATAATGTAGGTGAATATTCCAATACACAAGGGTGGATAGATTTTGGTAAATATAATGATTATCCTGAATACCTACGAAAGTTATATTTAGATAGTCCAACACACCAAGCCATATGTGAAGCTTCAACCAACCTTGCTACGGGTGAAGGTGTTGTGGTGGAAGATCCAGCAAAAAATCCAATAAGTAATAAATGGTTAAATGAGAATTTTCCAACCGAAACCGTAAAAAAATTATTAAGTGATCTAGTTATATATGGAATGGCGTTTTGTACAGTTCATGGTGGAAATATTGTAAAATATACAGAGGCTGTTAAATTTAGATTTAATAAAAAAGACGATACTGGTAATATTAATTATGTTTGGTATTCAAACGATTGGGAAAATTATATGTATGAAAATAATAAACCCGTAAAATTACCAATATATACTGAAGGTAGCGAAGAACATATAAGTATATTATGTATAACATTAGATAAAAAATCTTTCGATTATTATGCACCAGTAAGTTATAGTGGTGCAATAAATTATATAAATTTAGAAACTGAAATATCTAAATTCCACCTATCTAATATAAAAAATGGTTTATTTCCTTCTTTTGTTATAAATTTCGTTGGCTCTGAATTCAGTGATGAACAAATGGATCAAATAGAGCGTGACGTAAATACTAAATTTGGTTCTAATTCTGGAAATGCTGGCAGGGCGATTATAGGTTTTATAAATAATAAAGATGATGCTACAACTATAACACCTGTTGATCAACCAAATTTAAGTGAACAATATCAATTTTTAACCAAGGAATGTAGCGATAAAATATTAGTTGGACATGGTTTAACTAGCCCATTGTTGGCTGGTATACGTGGTGAAGGTGGTGGATTGGGCTCGAATAGTGAAGAAATACAACAATCTTATTATTTATATTATGAAAGTAAATTAAAACACTTACAAAACTATATAATTACTATGATAAGGAAAATAATGGACGGAAATTTATTGTATGCTCCAGTAAAATTTGAGACATATAACCCGTTTGCAGTTACAGATCAAACACAACAATTATCAAAAATTGGATTTAAACCAGTTTTTAAATTTAATGATATAAACGAAGTTGATAGTCAAACACAACTATCTGAAATAGACGCTATTGCAGTAAAACCGTTTGCAAAAAAAGTTTCAGAAAAGATTTTTAATGGTGTTTTAAATCCGAACAATTTATATAAATTTATTAAAGCTTCCAGAAAAAATAATATAATTATCAAAAAATTTGAAAGTTTAGATAAAAAAGGATTTTTATTTAAGCCTTCCGAACTGATAAAAAACACGAATGACTATTATTTTATGGAATTGTTGTTTTTAAAAAATAATGAAGAAAAATAATGGAAAATATATTATTGATAAATTTAGACGATATTTTACATTACACAAGTGTTTCAGGTTCAATTGACGAACTTAAAATTTTACCACATGTGTTAAACGCACAAATATTATATATCGAACCTATACTTGGTAGTTCATTATACGAAAAGATATTAACTTTAGTTGATTCAGGTACAACAAGCGGTGATTATTTAACGCTTTTAAACAACTATATAACCCCTAGTTTAGTTTTTCATACAATGGAATTATATATTCCGTTAAATGCTTTTCAAATCGCTGACGGTGGTGTATATCAGTTCAATGCTAATAATGCAAGCACTTCCCCAATAGACGAAATTGAAAAAA